CGCCAGCTTCAGCAGGGCGGCGATAATTGCGTTGATACCCGGCAGAACGGCCTGCACAACCGGCATAATGGCGTTTCCGATCTGGACTTTAAGCTGCTGGAAGTTGAATCCCAGCATAGCCACTTGGCCGGAATATGTATTTACCAGTTTTGCCGCATCACCGGCTTGAAATCGCGTTTCTTCCAATATTCCGTTGACTTCGGCTTGAATCTTTTGCTCCTGCGTCAAATTGTTTGCCGTGGTTCCGATACTTTTTGCATAATCGTCCCACATTTTTGCAACGTTTTTGGTAACACCCGCATTATCAACAAGAATAGAATTTTCGTTTTTTAAGCCTTCCGCAGCCGTGGATACCGCTTCACCCAAAGAATAAGAAGATTGTCTTCCAAACGCCGCCGCATCTTTCAAAGCAATCATTACTTTTTTGATTTGCTCGTCATCATATCCTCTAGCGGCAAGATTTTTATATGCTTTTACGGCATCTGTCAGAGGTACAAGCCCATCAGAAATATATTCGTCTACAAAGGCATTAGCCTTTCTAAAACTTTGACCTTGCCCTTCAACAATACTTTGTAATCCCAGTAATGCACTACTTAAGGCAGATGCAGCATTGACACTTTCCTTCCCAAAATTTACAATAGCTGCAATTCCAAAAGCAATTCCAACAACATTTGCAACTTCTACAAGCGTGTCTTTGAGGTCATCTGCGGAATCATTCATGGCCTGAATGCCTCTGTCGAATTGGTCATGATTCAATAATGCTTTGATTCTGATAGAGCCATCATAACCAGCCGCCAAAATATCACCGCCTTTCTTGAAAAATTAGAAACCAAAAGTTCCCGCCGTCTCAACTTCATAGAGATAGCGGGAACTTTGATGTATTCAGTTTGATTTTTAATTCACTTTGCTTCTACCGGAACACGGAGAAGACTACTGCCACCACGACACAAACGGCTGCGGCAATAATGGCAGTCTGAATAAGGCTGTACTTTTGTTCACCAGTCAAGCGTTCTTCTGCTTCCCGGTGGATGGTCAGCCGTTCCCCGTCATACGTAAGTTCAAACAGTTTCATTCGGGGCCTCCACAATCTGCCGCAGGCGTTCAACACCCTTTTCATTGTAACGCCAAGAGGGAATCTGTTTTCCGCTGTGAGGGGACTTATCCCAGACCTCCACACCATACTCCGGCGTTTTCAAGTCGTTTTTGTTAGCCAGCCTGCCAATCTTGTTCGCGCTGATACCGCCAAGAATTTCTCCGACTTCCTTTGCGGTATAAGTACGTCCGCCAGTCTCCGGCAAGGGAAGCACTTCCTTCCCGGCCAGTGCGGTGCTTGCATAGTGGGCGCAAATCGCAAAGTAAGACGGTACGGACGCAACTTTTGCAATCTCAAGCCACATAGACGCTTCCTTTACCCGGCTGTTCCGCTCCCGTGCCTGACTGTTCAACAGCCTAGCCTCAGCAAGGGATGCTTTCGTGGTGTCCTGTATGGTCTTGCTGGTGCTATACTCGCCGGTCTTCCGGATACTGGGCAGGACCTTGGAAGTCACCCACTTGCGGAACGGCTTTGCTTCCGGCTTGTCCGAACGGAGAATGACGGAGTACAGGCCAGACTCATTGATAATGGTCATTTCCTGAAGCCCACCAAGGGTGTCCATCTTGAACAGCCCCCTTTCATCATCGTCCAAACGAGACGCGACATCACGGTACTTAGAAATCCCCAACACCTGACACACGTCCTTTAAGACGAACCAGGGTTCACCATCAATCATGACGGTACGGACCTCGTTGGACTCGTAGTTGAAGACTTGGAGTTCGTTCACGTGGTCACCTCCTTAGCGGCGGCGATATCAGCTTCAAAGTCATTCTGGATAGACCGCAGAAGGTCAATGACACCGGAAAGGGAATCGGACATCTTATCATCACTCATTGCCATGCAGACGGTTTCAAGAAGAGCATGGAGGTAAACCATCCGTCCCGTGATGTTTTCCAGATTCCCGGAGGGGATAATGAGATTTTTCATTTCCGCGCCTCCGCTTTCGCCGCCCGGTAGCCTTTGGCCTTGCCATAGTTGAAAGCAAGGGTTACCACTTCAAGAGGGAAGTCGTTCGTCTCACGCGCCATATGCGCCAGAGAAAACCCCTCTGCCATACTAAGGCAATACCTGTACTTGTCGAGCTTCGTCCGCTCGATGTACTTTTTCATCTTCTCAATTTCGCTCATAAATTCCTCCTTGATTTTCACCAGGAGGCGGGCTATAATAGATTTAGCCTCGCCTCCGGGTGAGGGTCAATGAAGTAGTCCGGAACTTTCCACGGTGTCGGGCTACTTCACTTTTTTAGCCTTTCGTAGACTTCCTTAATACCAAGCCGGATAATTTCAGACTTTTTCATGCCGGTAGCTTGCACACAAAATTCAAGCCGCTGAATGTCTTCTTCTGACAGTCTAATCCGAGTGCTTAGCGTTTTAGGGTCGTCCGTCGGCCTACCTTTTGGGGGCACAATTTCACCTCCTTCTTTTGTATCCACATTTATAATACAATATTGTGGATACGTTTGTCAAGAGGGAATTTAGAAAAATTTTCTGTTTTTGTGGACACGCGGAGGATTTTGTGGTATTTTAAAAAAAGAAAGGAGGCGCTTGAAATGACTTGTCCCAAATGCAGAAGCACAAATGTGACGATTTCCATGGAGGAAGTTGGCAGTAAGACCAAGAAGACAGGCATTGGGCTTGGTGGACATATTAACAATTCCATGAGAACTACAACTGCTATGATGACGTTCGGAATGTCAAATCTTGTGTGGAAAAAAGCCAAGGGCGAGGAAAAAACGAAAACAATTATGAAAAAGATGTGCCTTTGCCAATCGTGCGGTCATAATTGGTTCTTGCCGTAATACATACACCGCCCACAATTTTTAAGTGGGCGGTTTCATTATCAAAATTTCCGCTATCTCTATGAAGTTGTCAAGGTGCAATGCCGCATTACGCGGTTTTATTGTTTCAGCCGGTCCATAAAATCGTTGATTGCGGATTCTTGTTCCGGCGTATACAATTCTGGCAGAGCAAACCTTTTTTTCATGCGGATAAATTCCGAACGCTTCTTTTTATCAATTTCCGCTAGTTCGGTTGTCCGGATATCAATTACACTTGTAAAAGCCGTGTCTGCCAAGTCACCAATCATTGGGACGAATTGAAACCAATGCAGTTTCTCGCGGCTGATATCCAATCCAAACGTTTTCCAGAATGCCGATACAATGCGGGCGGAATCGTATTCAAACGAATAGATTTCCGGGCCCCCGTCATCTCCGGCGGCTTCCTCCGGGTGTCCGCAGGACATAAACCAGGAAAGCCCTTCCAGAGCCGTTTCCAAATCTGGGATCCCTTTACCATACAGCAGCGACAATGCCGCCGCCGTTTTTTCACCGGGAGACAAGTCCAAATCTGAGAGGCAGAGCTGGATTTGCACGCCAATTCGGTAATCTGTGCGAATTAACCAGCCGTTGTAATCCTCCGGCAGACGGTCTAAAATGGCGTTATACATTGCCGGTTCGGCTGGCGCGGTATTTGCTCATACGCTTTGCCCGTTCTTCTCCAAACTGCTGGATATACGGAAGAAGCTGATTGAAAAAGTCGTCATACAATTCGATTCCAGGGATAATATCCCCAAATACTTTCTGGCAGGTCCCGTCTCCGAACAGGGAATCAACTTCCGCCATAATAGACCGGTGGATATCCTTGTCCAGGTCGGATAAGGCGCGAATAAGGCCATTATTGTCGTCCGCAAAATTGGCGCGGATTTCTTTTTCTTTTGGTTCCGCTTCCTTTGCCAAAAGCTCTACATGATCAAGCATTGCAAAGAAACGGGATGGGAAATCGTGGTCGCTGAAATTGATGGTAATAAAGTCGCCGTTGTCATTCACTTCGATTTTCTTTTCGCCTGTGTTAACACGAATTCTATCCATTCTTAAATCTCATCCTCTCTATACGCTGCTGCCGCCCCCTCGGTGAACGTGCGGTCCGACGGGTTAAAGGTTCCGGTTGTTCCACTGCCGCGCCAGTTGATGGTGTATCCGATGGACAGCGGGTCGGAGGCCGCGCCGCCATAGCTGTCGATCTGGATGGAAACCGGTTGTTTCGCAGCCGGGTAAGCCCCTCCGCTGTCCGGTTCAAATTTGTCGATCAGGATAATGTCCGTGTGCGCGTCGCTGCCGATTGGGAGCCGGTTGCGAAGATCGTTGATGTACTCAAAGGCTTTATCGCCTTTGACAACCTGCGACGTTACCGGGGCGTTGGGCTGATATCCGGTCAACTCCGTGTTGGCGGTGTCCTGGTGAATATACTGCTCGGTATTGGTTTGCGGGTTGTACGAGATCGAAAGCTCTGTTACGCCGTCTCCGACAAGCGCGTAATCTGCCGTTGTTTCTTTCGGCGTGGTGTTGATAAAAAGCGCAAAGGCGCTTCTTTTTTCGGCCATAGTTTCCTCACTTTCTAAGGCTTTACATCATACAAAAGCCTCATAAATATTTGATGGTCTTCGTCGCCGTTCTCAAATATCCCATACAAGGAAGAACGGGTCGCCGGTTCAAGTGTTTGTACGGACAATCCCTCTCCGATATCCGGCGTCTGTCCGGATGCCCAGTCTCCAAGGCGGTTCAAAAGCTCGTCTGCTTTTAACCGCTTGTCCATGCTGTCGCCCGGTTTAATACGATAGATAATTTTGAATTGGTATTCCGCCGTATACCCGCCAATAATATTCCGTTCGGCTATGTATGTCCCCTGAATGGTGGAGAGCGCCATACCAGGAATGTCATCCCGTAAAAATTCGTATTTGATTGCGTCTACGGAAGGCGGGATATCCGGGAAAGTGTTCAAAAATTTCAACAGATTCCGGGAGACTTTATCTTCCTCCTCCCGTGTTACCAGTTGAATAGGTTTGTTATCAGAACTCATGCTGAATAGCCCTTCCTGCAACTCGTATCCATTTCTCGATATTTTGCGCCTTGGACACCTCAAACCAATGATCTTGGGCTTTTTTGTGAACGGATTTGCTGTATTGCAAATTGGTTCCTGTGATAACTTTTGTTGCGCCGCTCGGAGCCCACGCCCGCCCGGTATTCGGGTCTACAAAAAGTTTCCCGATGTAAAGATAGTGTGCATAGGGGCCGGGATAAATAATGGTATCATCTATGACTTTTGTTCGATTTGCCAGCGATTTTGTCCTTGCAGGCACAAAGGGTTCGGTATCTTTGGCTGCCTGGACCGCCATAGCGTGCTTTGCCTCTTTTGAGGCGTGCGCCATTCTTCGTCCAAGTAGGTCCATGCCTCTGATGGTAATATCAAACCTCAACTTCACTCAATTACCACCCACTTCCCAATGTTTCAGGTTTCCGAAATCCTTTTCGTCGATCTTCGTGACGTTATACACGCCGTCATATTTCATTTCGATCAGCTCCACGGTGGCGGTTGGTTCCACGGCTTCGCCTTTGATGAAAAAGGTATTTCCGCCGTCGGAGAGCGTCCAGAGTTCAGATTTATCCGCTCTCTGCCAGAACTCCAATGGGCCGGTATAACGTTTCGGTTCCCCGGTTACACCGTCCACCGCCTCCACAGAAAATGGGATGTATAGATTTACTGCATCCGCGCCCTCAAGTCCGCTGCTGCGGACATTGACGGCCTTGGAGGCGTCCAGCAGGACGCCCCGCAGGATTGTGATGTGGTTAATAAAAGTCTCGTTGTAATCCTTATCTTCTTCGATGAAGACGTTATAAAGGGTGACCGTGTGTGGGAACATGCCGCCGTATGATTGGCCCTTCCGACGCGGTGCGTTCATTCGGCGCGGTGAAAGCATGAAAAACTCCTTACTTTGAAAACCGGCGCAAAGGCCGGAAGCGTTTCTAGGTACAGCCGCAATGCATCTTGTTTACGGCTGCTTAAATACGCCGTCTCCGCAGCGGAGATGGACGCTACCCGGTAGCTTTTGGACCATCCGCCTACCGTTTCACTGGAAACCGTCTGTTCTCGGCTGAACGCGTTGGCGGTTATGATACTCTCGTCCAAGAGTACGTCTGCAACGGCGCAGGTACATTTTTTCACTGCCTCAAGCGGTCCGCCGTCTACGTGGTCGGAGATGCCGCTTGTGGCTGCCCTGATATAGTCGGAAGCCTGTTCAGAAAGCCTGAGAAAGTCTTCCTCAAAAATGGCGTTTCCCCAATACACGTTCCGGTAAAAGTCATAGTCTGCATAAGCCATTTGACAATCAACCTTCTTTTATTGTTTGCTCCGGGCCTTCTGAACAGGCGTTTCGCTGTTCTGAGCAGCTGCATTGTCTCCGCCGGTGACTTTGATCACCGCAACCTCATCCATCCGCTCAAAGGACGGCAAAACGATCTCCGAGGCATATGTATTGATGTTGACGGGGTGTGTAGTAATCTCCCGCGTGATCGCTACGCCGGTGTTGACAATACTCACCTCTGCATTGGGGGAGGACATCAGGTCAGCTTCCTCCGGCGTAGTGCCGTACCAGGTGCTGCCTAAGTCCCCTGTCGGGATCATCGCTACATATCCATCGGGGACAAAGGAATGAGAAATTCCGCTTTCATCTTTATACTGTTTATCATAGATGGCAATCTGGATACGGGATGTTCCGCTGACCACGCTTTTTACCTCGTCGTCCGTGAGATACCCCAAGGTCAACCCGCTGGTCGTCAGATAACGTTTTTTCACAGCATCCGCCGCTGCCAGGAGATTGAAAGTAGTGGTGTTCATGATTGCCACCGTCAGCTCTGTGCCGGTTCGGCTGCGGATGCGGTCCTTTGCGGCTTTGAATACCTGAAAAGGATCGGCGGTCGTGCTGGCCGTCCATAGGTCTCCGCCGGACAAAGCCATGTAGTTATGCTTCTTCCACCCTCCATCCAAGTCGTAATTAAAGGTGTAGTCCATCCCATTTGCCTGAATGGAGATCCCAGCAGTGCCGTCCTCCGGGAACAGCAGCTGCATAATCATGCGCTCGGGAACTACATTTGCGCCGTCAATGAGGTTGTTGGCGTCGTCAAAAACGCGGTCAATCATAGTGCGGGCGTAAGGATCGTTGCTGTCCTGCACCCGAAGCAATTCCTGCCGGTCTTTTTCCTTGATTTTGAAACCCTCTCGGAAAAAGGGCATTTCCGTTTCCAGCTTTTCAAAGCCGATACGGTCCCGAAAAGTGGCCTTCGCATCAAAGGCAGAGGGCATCAAGGATACAGGCAAGCCCTTGGAACCCTTCAGCCAGCTCAGGTCCAAGCCTGCTTTTTTTTGCGCTGGGAACAAACCAGTTCCCAGGTAAGGGATTTTGTTTGAGGCAGCCTCGTTGTATTGGGCGGCGATGGCTGCCGGGGTAAAAAATTCTCTCAGATCCATAATTAGCCTCCTTATTCTGTATCAGCGGCAGTTACGCCGATATTATTTCGGAGGACGATTCCAGGAACGGCTGTTTTTAACGCGGCGGCGTCATAGGCCGTGCCGGAATGGGCCTCCGCTTTTGTCTGGTCGATCACGCCCCGCACAATCAGGGCGGCGTTTGGGTTTTCCTCCGGGTTCACGTCATACAACAGAATGCCGTCCGCAGAAGCAGACGCCGCTTTCCTGCCATCCAGCGTCATGGGCGTGCCTGCTTTGACAACACTGGATTCGGTCACGCTGAACGGGATTGCATCAAAATCGTTCGCCGCAAGAATTTCAACTGTCCCGCCTATGGAAGTCGTTTTGAATTTCATGAATTCGCTCCTTTACAAATAATTTTTGATAATGTCCGCAGAGGCTTTCCGGCCGGCAGCCCGCGCCGCGCCCATTTCTTTTGCCTGAACCACGTTTTCCGGAAGGCTCTCGGGCGGCTCCCCATGTCCGCCTCCGCTGCCTGTAACAAGCCGCGCGGCGGGTTTGTCTGGCGCAAAAGCGTCTGGGTCTGCCTCCCGCTGGGCTTTGATGAAGTCGTCCAAGCCGGACAGCTCACCGTCCTTCAATTCCAACTTCTGTTCCTTGAGGGCCGCGGCAAAAGCCCGCTCTGCACTTTTGGAGCTGAACTTGATCGCCTTGCGGGCGATGGCGCGGGCAATGGCGTCGGAATAGTCCCGGTCTGCCAGCTGTGAACGCAAGCTGCTGGTATCTGTGTCATACTTGGCCTGAAGGTCGGCAAGCTGCTGCTGGACAGCGGCGGTATTGCTGCCCGCCTTTTTCAGCGTCTCCAACTCGGCTTGCGCTGCGGACAGTTCGGTTCTCGCCGTGGACAGCGCCGTTTCCGCCGCATCTGTCTTTCGTTTTTCTTTCCCGATGTCCTGCATATTCTCATCCAGGATTTTGTCAATGCCGGCGTCCTCAATGCCCAATGTTTTCAAAAATTCCCGTGTCATACTTCTCCTTTGCAGCTTAGCTTTTTTCGCGTGGGTTGCCTCCACCGCTGCCCCGTAGTTTTGCGACTTCGGGCCGGTCAAAAATAAAGAGCCGTCAGCCCGCCGGAATATCCGACAGGTTAACGGCTCTTGGCTCACAGGCTCTTGGCTCTTAGGTTATTTATTTTTGTAGGGAATGTGTTCACTTCAATGTCATTCTTACACGCCTTGCATCGGAACGGCATATGCTCAATACGGGTGTCCTCTCGCAATGGGAAAAGGGCCTTTCCGCAGTGTTGGCAATGATACCAGTTTTCCGGATTTATGGTACTCTTATGCATCTTTCACGTCTCCAATGACTTCAATCCGTTCAATTTCGTCCTCTATAAAACTAATCAAAAAACCATCTTCCCGCATAACGTCAAAATCGAGGATTTCGTTATCATCATCGTCATAGTCATAACTAAACCCGAAAAAATCTCCAACTGTAACGTCTCCTTCAAGAGAATAAACTTTTATTCTTTTTCCAAAGTAAATATCAGGAGCAGGGATATTCAATTTTCCAACCTCCTTGAATTTGGGACAGCATGAACGCCGGTTTTGCTATAATGAATTTTAATACTGTATGCTTTGATATCACCATTTTGACAAGGCTGCTGTTGTCGGTGATTTTAATTCCCATCTCCGCGCTTTTCCTTTGGCGTGTAGCGATACCCCTCTCCGCATTCAATGGTTTGGTTTTCCATAACCGCATCAATTTGATCGGAGGGTATGCCATCTGGGTATACGTCACATTTCGCATACCCCTTATAATATCTGCACCTGTTACACGGTGGGCTAATCGGGAGGTGGGGATCAGATATCCGTGCCAAAAAAGCCTCATGCTCCGATAATTCTCCGTATCTTTTCATACGTTCCCCCGGCGGCAGCTGCCAAAACTCACGCGCGGTCAGATTTCTGTCAGCCATAATGTGTTTCCCACCTTTTTCTCCACAATAAACCTAGCCCCTCTTTGGAACAAAATTTCTTGTTCCAAAGGATTATAAGTCCTCATATCATGCCCGCCTATACTTTGAATGATCATCTGAATATCTGCGGTCTCATCATAAATTTCAGTACTGGTTGATGTATATGCGAATTCTTTAACAATTTCTCCTGGTGTATATCGTTGCCAAAATGCCTCTACGTCCACCATGTCTTGACTGTGCAAAGACCGGTAAACCGTTCCCTGATAGACCGGAAGCTTCAACAGCGCCTGGTCAATATCCTGAACCATCTGCCGCATGGCGTCTGTCATAGGCGCTTCGCCGCGAAGCATCGCATTCAGCGGAAACGCCACATTGGAACTCTTATACTGGTTCAGTGCATAGACATCCTTTTCATTCAGTATACCAGATCGAGCCTGTTTTTCAAGCAGTTTTTCCGCCATTTCTTTGGAAGCGTCATCTACATAGGAAACCTTCATCCGCTCTCTTTGCTTTGGCAGTCCGGCCGCTCTGCTGAACTGGCGGTATTTTCCATTCAGGCGACGCAGGCGAATGCCGGAGGACTGCGCTTCACCGGTTAGCCCGGCGTCTTCAAAGGCCATTTTGAGCCGTTTTTGCTTGCGGATGGCGCGCTCAATCTGCCGTTGTTTTTGCGTGGCCTGGTAATCGTCATATTCCCGGCCCTCAAACTGGATTTTCGGACGGTTCTCCGGCTTCATAGCTTCTAATTCCGAGTCGGTATAGGTGCGCTCGGAGACGCCCTCGATGAAAGGCCAATAGGAGTGGCGGCAGTTGGCCCCTCCGATTCCGGTAACGCTTCCCACACCACAGGCGTCCTCAAAACTTGGGTACTTCCCTTTGGATGCCCGTGGTTTTGCTTTCCAATGGTATACCTTCCCCTGCCATGCGGCATGGTTCTCCCAGCCCATGGGGCCGTCGATGTTCCGCGCTCCCAGGTGGGCCGTAACCTCCACCAAATCTGTACCAAGGTAGTCCATGGATTGTTCGCGGTATTTCTGGTTGATCTGATTCACACCCGTCATAACGGCCCTTCTGACGGCGACATCCAGGCTGTCCACGTGCCCGCTCTCATAGCGGACGGTTTTGAGCCCGCTTTCCGCCAGCTGCCGTACTGCGTCGGTAATGGATTGATTGTAACTGATCGCCCCAGACATAATCTGAAGCTCTGCGCTGTCCAAAGCCCACTGGTAGGCTTTTGCAGGCGGCAGCATCACCCTATGACGGCCCTGCGACACCAGAAAGCCCATAGAGCGCGTTAGATTTCGCAGCTCTCCACGGGACTGTTCCTGGATTGCCCAAATATCCTCATGGCTTAGGAGTGTTTCCGGCTCTGTTACCTTTGCCAAGTCGATCATTTCCGTATAATATGCTTGGTTGCGGGCTACAACGTTGTCCAGAAGATCGTTTAGCTGGGCCTCTCCAATTCCGGTGGCCTCGTCAATCGCCCGTTGTATGTCTTTCAGATCAATCCCATGGGCGCGGAGGGCGCGAATGTGTTGTACTGTTACTTCGTTGAGTTGTCCAGATGCTTTCAGTCTGGAACAGATTTCTTGCAGCAGCTTTCGTTCCAGGCCGCGAAAGAGTTCGGCCAGTTCCTCCGGAAGCGCGTCCAGGATTTCAGGTGTAAAGGGGTAGCGCGGCATTTACTCCACCTCGCCCACCAGGTCGTCCGTATCCGGCAGCATCCTGCGGGCGGTCTCCTCGTCTTCGCCAAAATAGCGCATTCGATACTCTACCGGCCCAATAATAGCCGCGTTCAGCAGTTGCAGCCCCATAGCCATATCCTGCCTCTTGGTTTCCGGGTCGTCCAGGACGCCGTCCCCCCAATTATAATCCGTTCGATATCCCCCAGGCGGGGCCAGGCCGCCTAAATCGCACCACGCGTTCATTGCGGAAATCAAGCCGTCCAGCGTTTTCTGGAACGCTTGCTGGATCGCACTTTCTGTTACAAACTGCCGCTGCTTTGCCGCCATGATTTCTGTTGCCGTCTTTTCCACGCTTTGCGGGTCAGAAAGCGTCCCAAAGGCGAGGCCGGTATCAAACTCAATGCGCTGAAGGATGTATTGGAACCCGCGGTAATAGGCGCTGTCTTTAACTTCTGGATCAAAAATCTGAAAAAGGTTTACTGTGGAGGAAAAACGACAGCCGATAAAAAGACGGATGTCGAACTGTCATG